TGGAAACACGTTCCACGGGTCCACGCGCTTGGAATAGGGTGCATGCTCCTCCACAATCTCCAGGGCATGTACGCCATCGTTGCCGCGCTTCCAGATCTTCCTGAGGTTCTTGATGACGCCAGGACCTTTGACGATCCCCGTGCCCAGTCGAACCGCGTCTTTCAGGACCTTGCGGCATTCGCCGTTGAATCCGCATTCGGTGAGTTGGTCGTCAATCTCGTCCTCCATGGACTTCATGCGCTCCTGGGCGGTGGCAATGTCGTGGTGCGCCAGGTCGGCCATCGTGACCTGTTTGCCTTCCTTCATGACCGGTTGGCCCTGGTTGACCACGGGGGTTTTGTCCTTGGCTTGTGCTGCCAGTTCGGGAACAGGGGTTGTTTTCAGGCCCCAGTTCTTATCATCGACGGGGAGTTGTATATCCGCAAACCTACCCTCGGTCTGCTCGCACTTGGGCCGGATGATGTTCATGAGCACCTTTGACCGCGACGTGCTCTTGTCCCGGCTCGGGCTCAACTTGCCGGTGGCATAGTCGATCATCGCGCCCTTGCCCGATGAGTCCAGACCGTCAAACGCGGCCTCGTCCTCTCGCCAGCGCCGTTCGACTCCTGATGCTGCCCGGTGTTTGATCGCCTCGTCCCTGCGGCTCAAGATCGTGCTTGCCAGCGCGTCCACTCGCTCGTTCGGTTCTTCTCCCTGCTGCTGCGGTAAAATCATTCCAGATCCCTCAAATAAAAAACCCCGGCTGATCCGTAGATCAAGCGGGGTTTGTGGTTGCTGCAAATTTTTATGCGTTATCGGCTTCTCGTTGGATTAAACCCAGGCCCAATTGCGGCCGGTTCGGATCTTGCTAACCGTGCCAATATGTACTCCAAACTTTTCGGCAAAATGTTTTAAGGGAGCCTTGCTCTGTTTTATTTCCACAACCTGCGCTTTAGACAGCCTCGCACCTGCCTGCCTTTCGCCACGCGCAGACCGGCCTTTATCAACCATGTCGCGAGAGTTGTCGGCGGGTGACCCCAAAAACAAGTGCGCCGGGTTCACACACGCTCTGTTGTCGCATGTGTGCAAAACAGACAGACCATCGGGGATAGCCCCAATAAAAGCTTCATAAGCCGCCCTGTGGGCGCTCACGCGCTTTCCGCCAGAACGGCCATTTTTGATTCTTATCTCTCCATACCCATTAGAGCCAACGGCCCCTTCCCACTCCCAACAACCATTTGAATTGATGGTTATTTTCTGTAAAATCCTGCTGCGTAAAGACCCGCCAACGCCCCTTTTCGCGTTGTGCCCCTGCACAAACCGATTCCTGCACATCTCCCCGCATCCGCATTCACATAAGGGCATTTAGCGCTCCTTTCATCAATTCCGGTATCAACAGGGCGAAAATCCACACATACCCAATCACCTCATCCAGCACTTCCGGCGACAATCCGGATTTCCATTGCCCTGGGATATCGATTTGAGCTTTCCGGACTGCCTCGCAGGCATACCGGAGCGAATCAATGACGTGGTTGTCCTTGTCCGCCAGGATCGGTGTGACCTCGTTGGTCAACGGGTCCACCTTGAACGAATAGTTTTCCAACTCCAATTTGGTATGGACACATCGAGGGTGCACCACGATATCGAACATCTTCAGGAACTCAATGCCGTCCTCGACTGATCCCTTGCCCTTGGCGGCCTTCATAATCTTCGGATATCCGTGCCGCTTCATGTAGGATATCGTCTCGGGCCTCGCGTTGTCCGCCCGTATCGGCCACCTGCGGGAATCCGGCACCGTGTCGAACAGGTCCGGCGTCTGATCGATCTCGCATTCGACCATGTACGCCTCGTAATCGATATAGAGTATATGCCCGTCCAGCCTCGCGCGGATCAAAACGGTTGGATCTTTGGAGAATCCCCAGTCGGCGCCAAACCGATAGATGCCGTTTGCCGGGCTCTCGAACTCCTCGACGCGCCAGTTCTTGAAAACTCGCGCCTGGCTGTTCTGCTGGTAGGCCCCTCCCCAAACATGGAGGTACTTATCCATGTCCCTGCGCCGGTCGTATTCGAGCTCTGTCCGGAGCACCTGGGGAAACCAGGGATTATCTTCCCAGTTGGCCTTTACCACCACAGCGCCAGGGGGAGGGTTTCCCCGCAGAAACTTGTCCACGGGATCATCCTTGGAATACGGATTCCAGGAAAACCATAATTCCGAGTTGTCTTTCCGGATCGTGGGCCGGAGAAGGTCCAATGATCGCAGAGACAGGGATTGCCCTTCCTCGACCCATGCAATGTCGTAATCCTCCAGGGATTTGATCGATTCTGCAGTATGGTTTTGCATACCCTGGAAAATGATCTGCCCGCCGCCCGGGGTTTTGATTTTGGCATCCTGCACCACGAACGCGCTGCCGACCTTATATTCAGCGATCTTTTGTTCGAGGAGTTTCTTAACTGACTGATCCAGGGTCTTCTGTATCTCACGAATGCAGACCATGTTCAGCCCGCCGAACCGCGCTCGCCTTAACGCCTCTTCGATTGCCAACCCGGCAAACAAATGGCTTTTGCCTGACCCTCGGCCTCCATACGCACCCTTGTACCTCGCAGGGTGCAACAGGGGTTCGAATACCGCTGCCGTTGGAATCCTGAGCTTATTCGGACTTTCTGGCATCGGCGTCCCCTGGGTGGACAATCGTCCGTTCAATTATCTTCGGCAATTCCGCATCGTCGGCGCCATCCTCGTCCAGGTTGTACGCTTGCCGTTCCAGTTGGATTCGCTTCTGCGAGGCTCCCGCCAGGGCATTCAGCGCGGTTGCTCGCTCGGTTACGGTGATGGCAAACTCGCGCTCGATGATTTGCCCTTGATACTGCGTGACGTAAACTTTTTTCGGAGGGTTCTCGGCGTCTCCCAACTCGGCCAAAAGCGCCTGCTCGACCCGTCTGAGTGCGAGGATATCTTTCCGATGAGTGCGCACCACTTCCGCGCCGGTTTCTGCCGCCTCTTGAATGATCTCCGCGTCTTTGGCGAGTGCGGAAGTGCGCTCTCCCTTGCGCACCAATAGGCTGCGCACCGTGGAGCGCACTTGTGGGGTTAAATCTCTAACCAACCCCCGCGTTTTGATCCGTTTCCGAACCGCCGACTCGCAGCAACCAATAGCAACTCCGATCTCTCTCAATGAGAGTTGTCCGGCTCTAATCATGCGGTCGCCGCGATCCCAGTCAACCCCGGAAGCTGCTTTTTTCTTCGGCTTTCCCATCAGTTCACCCACGGCTGATTTGCAGGACCATAGGGAAACATGCCAAAATCCTGGTAGTTCTTCATGGTATGTTCCCGCCTGCCCTTATCGGTTTCCAGGGTCAACACGCCCTCGACCAGGGAAACGATCTCGTTGAACGTGTGCGTCCTCACCGTGTCGGGATCGGACTTTTCCACGTAAACCACATATCCGATCAAACCAGCTTCCTCCCGCCGTTTACATCGTCCATGATTTTGGCGCCAGGAACATACGTCAACGCCTCTGCAACGGCATAGGAACCGTCCGGGTTCCGCTGTTGCGTAGTTACCTGGACAATACACCCGCCCGGGACCGCACAGGCTTTGGTGCTTTTCATCCAGCCCTCGTTCTCGCTGGAAGCTTTGCAGAGGAGCCGGAACATATCCCCGTTTCCGACAACCTTGATATCCTTCACGTTCTCCCTTGCGCCTGAAATGTCTGAGTTGTGTAGTGTTTTCAAACCATGCCCTCCTCTGTCGGATAAACTTCGTTTGCAACCTCGTCGCGCATCTGGTCGGGAGTTCCTCCCTCCAGGGCGGCTCTCGCACCCTCCAGTGCCTCGTCCAGACTCGCAGCAGGATTGCTCCCCGCCTCGGTCTCGACGGTGTACGTGCCGGCATTCAGATCGTGGATGATCACCACCACGGTTTCCTGCGCTCCTTCTCCCTCGGGTCCTGCGGGCTCTCCGCCTCCAGCTCCCAAATTAATCGTTGTTGGGTCTGTCATGTTTTCCGGCATCTGCTTTGTCCTTTGTTTTTGGTTTTCGGAAAAATCTTTCGAGCTTCGTCCGGGCGTGGTTGTCTATCTGGTCAATTAGATAGTCCTCATAGACCTCTTTCCGGATTTGGTTGTTGTTTCCGCGCATCGCCCATAAAAAAACCCGCTCCAGGGGTTTTCCCCCTGGGCGGGTTTGCTTGGTTGTCCGGTTTTTCCGGACTATGATTTTGCCGTCTTTGGCTAATAATCCATCCTGACCGATCACCTATCGCGATTTCCGGCCAATTGCAAGGAAAAAATTGCGCGGAAGCTTGCCGTTGCTGGAAGCCGAAAAACCAAAAAAAAATGAACCTGCCCAATTTTGACTTTTTTACCCCTGAAAACCCAGTTTTTTGGTGGCTTCGGCCATCTGTTGGTTTTATTCGTTAAGCGACAAAAAATAAAAATAATTTACCGCAATACAACCAGCCGAAATCACAAGCGAATTTAAATTAATTGCGTTTACATTGCGTTTTTATGGAGTGGTGGATACAGGGGTTTTGGACGAACCACGACTCTTGGGAGAACCAGCGTGAGGGGGCTGAAAAATACGCCGCCACACTGATCTGAACCGCCGTTGAAAATACCGTGCACTTGTTCAAGTGAAGTGCACGAAACATGCACTTGCTAAAACAAAGTGCACGAAACGTGCACTTGCTAAAACCAAGTGCACACTTAAGAGGGGGGCCGGATAGTCCCCCTCTTTTTTTATCCCTCCGCCTTTTTCTTCTGCCACTTCTTCCGCCCTGCGATCATATCCTTACAGATATCCTTGTTCATGGGCCGCTCCCCGGTTACAAACTCACAAACCGCCGTACCATTGCGGAAATTGCAGTACATTTCCGCCTTTTCAACCAGTATGGAATCCCCGGTTTTCGCCGCACCGTATGATGGATCAAACCCCACATCGACGCTCCTGGGAGTCCGGTTCGTAAACGCCCATACTTCCGCGTCCTCGATAAACGCCCGGTCATTAAGCGGGCAGGCGCGTTCCCTGGTTTTCTCCCGCGCTATCCAGCATTTCAATTTATTGTTGTATGGACACCGGATCGGCCTGTCTGGCATTATGATTCGCCTTTCTTTTCCAAAGCTATTTGAGCGTTCAGCCTGGTCAGTGCCTCAACACCCGCACGGTCTATCATGGCCTGAACGTCCTGATAGAATACAGGATCGGCCTGTATGTGCCGGGGCACCACTATAACCAGTTTCGGCGGAGCATTGGCTACCGAGTACCCTCCAAACTCAACCACAACCCCCTTGTGCCGCACAGAAATCATAATCCGATTTCTGAATCTATCGTAGTAGCGCCCGGGATTGTTGGGGCGCTCCAGGGCCAGGCCCGCATCCACCAACTCCCCGCCGCTTACCCCGTGACCCGCCGCGAACAACACCAGGGCATCCCACTCGGCAGGCGCATACCCGGAGAGTTCAAACGGGGGATGCAAAAAATCCTGCAAGAACTCATGGTTCTCTTTGAGCCACCGCCGCGCGGGGCTTATGCTGGTCTGCTCGGCCAGGCTCTCCGTGAAAAACTCTATAGCAAGTTCACATATCTGGTTTTTATCCATCATTGCCTCCCCCATATCAACATGACCGCATCCCTCATATCCTGGTTCGTTCGTTTATTCCAGCCTGTGAGTCTCTTAAATCGCGCTGACTTAACTTTGCCCCTGGGTGGTATCAACTCATGGGGGATACCCGCCTCGTTGCACCAGCGGGCTATCAGTTTGCCTGCTGCGTGATTTTCGCCCACGTTCTTGGCTATCCTGTCCCGAATGCCTCGCCCCTGGGCCGGATGCCAGTTTGATTTTTTTATCAGCCATCCGGCTTCGATTGTTACCATCAGCATGGCTCCCGCGTCTTTGGCTATGTTGCGGACCTCTTTGAGTGTCTCGCACAG